CAAATCTATTTCGTATACCAACCACAGGTTGTAAAATACATCCTGTTCCATTACCTCCTGTTATAGAGATATTTTTGACAGACTCTATATCAAAATTTTGTGGATCAACTAAAACTTGTTTAACAGTGCCTTGTATCACGGGTTGAACTAAGGCTGTTGTTCCTGTAGATCCCTCTATACTTATTGAAGGTGTATTAACAACATCATAATCTCTACCACCATTTAAAACATCAACTGATGTTAGATTCCCATAATAAATTATGTCATCTGATATTGGTGATCTAATTTGAACACCATCTCTTAATATTCCAATATCATTAATTGGTGTTTCAAGTTTTGATGATACAGATAAATTTTGTGATAGGGGTATTCTTCTTAAAATTTTATCTGATTGTAATTTTCTATTTTCATGTGATTTAAAAATGAAAGATTGATCTTCAGTCGCATGTTTAATAGTAATTTGAGATCCAATTGAAATCACAGAGGTAGTCGTACCAGTAAACGTCACTAACCCAGTGTTTGTATCAATGTCTGTAATTGTTGAATTAGATGGTATACCTGTACCTACTATTAGATCATTTACAACAACGTTATCAAGATTACTTAAAGTCACTGTAGATACCCCAACTACAGTTGATACTCCTGCTACGACCTTAATACTTTTTGTTTCACCAAGTTGTACAGTACTTGCTGTACCTATTTGACTTCGTGATTGATATAATGCTATTTTTGATATATTCGCTCCTGCAGGAGGAATTATAGGATCAACATAGTAAGTTCTTCCAGATTCTAAACCTGCAATAATATTTGTTTTAGGAGAATAGATAATAGCATCTCCTTGTATGAATTTAATATTTTGACTAGATGGAGGTGAGAACTGAATAAAATTAAAATCACCTGTTAGTAAATTTTTACCATCTAAACTAATACCACTAGTAGTTTCCTCTATAATTTCAGTTGTAATATTATAATTTGGAAGAGAGTTTGAAGCAACATAACCGTCTGTCTCCCCATCAACATAAACGTTTAAGACATCAGATATTAATACATCATTACCTTGCTCTATTTCAACTCCACTACTAGTTACTGTTTCAAATACTCTTCTTATATCATATGATTGGTTAGATAATGTAGTAAAACCTACAACATTATCAACTGTAATTTGATTTAAATTTTTATCAATAGTTTTTATAGTTCCAGTGCCTTCAATAACTTGTTGATTTCTTTTTAAGATAGTAAATGTGTCTCCTTCTTTTAAGTTAGAGTTGTCTAGTGGTGCTCTAAAATTATATGTTGTGCCATCGATATCAACTTGAATTCTTGATGATGTATTATATTTCCAAGAATTAGCGAATATTTGTTTGTAAGATTTATTTTCATTTTTTATTTTTTCACCGACGTTTTTAACAAAAATATTTTCACCTTCATTAACAAGACTTATATCTGTAATAGGAACTAACTCTGAGAGAACTCCAGTAATTCTTAAATCTATTCTCTTTGATAAATCACCATTTTCATATCCAAAAATTGTTTCATTCGCTCTAATGTCATCAGCAGTGTTTATTTTTAATCCTACACCAGTACATCCAAAAAACTGATTTATCGTTTTTGATGTATAATCAATGTTATTTTGTCCACTTATGATAGTTCCAGTTGCACCAAATCCAACTGTTGAGTCAACTGATATAACATCTCCACCAATCTGCACATCAGATAAAACTTTTGTTTTACCTGGTACTGTAAAAACTCCCTCAATTAAGTCACGATCACTAAAACCAACAAATAATGATATTTTATAATATGTTTTTTGATCTCTTTTTAAAATTTCAACCTCTGATACCGAAGCATTAGTTGATGTATCTGTTGATTTGAATATTGTCTGTCCAACTAAATTTTGTGGGTCTCCTATGGATGATATTAGATCAGCAACAATTACCTCTCTACGAATAAATTCAGCACCTGATGGTTTTATTAAATTACCCTCCAAATCGAGTATCGTTGTCTCAACACCATATAATATTTTAAATAATATTCTTACTGACTCTTCAATACCTTTTGATTGGTAGAAAGAACGTGCAAATTTTACAAAATTACCAACATCTAAATCACTATCAAAATCATTATCTTCTAAACCTGGTAAAAATGTTCTTTTTAGTTTTTTATAGAATTCTTGTAAAAATAAAACTGATAAATTGGTGATTGTACTACCAGAATTATGGGAAGATGCAGATGTATCTTCAAAAACTAAATTTTCACGATTTATTTCAAGCAGAGAGGATGATATACCAACGTTGTAACCTGTAATTCCACTAAATCCACGAATACATCCTGTAAAAGACGTGGGTGTAATACCTGTGTAAGATATTATTTCATTATCTATTTTTAAAAGACCATATTCAGTAGGAAAACCTTTAGTGCTTGCAACAGAAATTACAGTATCAGTTATTGAAACATCTGATGAAAGACTTGTTGATCCAGTAACAACTTCAGGAACTAAATTATCTGATTTAATGTATTGGTCAAAATTTGATATAAGATCACTAGGTCCACCTTGAAATTCTTGTGAAATATAATATTGTTTAAAAAATTCTACAGCATTAGGAAAATCTGCCAATAAAAATTCTGGCAACTGATTTTCAATAATCGTATTGACTTTTATTCTTTTGTCAATTTGTGACATAAATTATTTCCTCTCTAAATCTCCATTCGAGTAACTAGAGGTATAATAATCTCTTGTAAATACAACACCTGAAACATCTTCACCTGAAGCGATTACATCCTTAAATGTATTTATTGTGCTTTTTGAAACGTCAAAACTTAAATACAAATCCTTCAATCCTACCACATCATTTGATTCTGGAAATGCTTGAACTTCAATAATATTATTTTGTGATGCTGTAGATGTTATGTTGATTGTATTTAATATAATTTCACCTTTTTTATAATCAACAATACCTGCGTCTTTTATTAATATTTGTTGATTATCTCTTTGATTTTTAAAAACTACACTTAAAGTCCCTTTCATTGATCCATCAAGATTTCCCGCAGCATCTTTATTTGGAACATCTGTTAGAAATGCAGTTTCATTTGAACCAGAAACTGTAAAGCCAGTGCTTTTAATATTATAACCTGCAGGATTGATATTAAAACGATTGCCAAAACATAATTCATACTGTGCAAATTGATTTAAGAGTGCTTTAAGATCTCTTCTAATAATTACCTTTGTTATATTTGATGTAATACCATTATCAACACGATCAATTAATGTATTTAATTTACTATATTTAAATCTTCCACCGAACTTATTAATCTCTACATTATTTGCATAATCATTCAATGCACTGACAATTTCAGTTTTTAGAGCATCTGATGATGCTATCTGTGCTGTATTGTAATATACATTACTTTCAATTTCCACATATAGTATCTTCAAGTCAACAATTTCTGAATTAATACCAGCGATAGCGTAGTTCTTTAATCTATTTTTGATTTGAGATTTATCAAAGTCAGATACAAATGTACCATTTTTTGGTTTGATACTAATTTGAACTTTTCCAAATTGAGGTGGATCTAATTCTTCACCACCAACAACTGCAACAGACTCTGTAGCAGGGAAAATTGTTTGTATTATTGCTTCATAATCTCTTGGTGTAACTGCTCTGTATTGTTCTGAGTAGAGTCTTGGAGCAAAGTATTTAATAGAAGACACATCTTCAACTTCAGCACCATTAGAAGCGTTTGAAATGGTAGTTACAACTACATTATCAGTTGGAGTAAATAATGTTCCATCACTCTTTGTAAATGATCCTTGGAAACTAAATTGAGAAGGACCATTTCCATCCTCTCCATCAGTTACAAGATATTTTGCTGTAATAACAGTTCCAGATTCTAACTTTCTTCCAAATAATCCATCACCGAACATAATTTCATATTTTTCATCTTGAACTTCTTGTGCAAGATAAATCTCAGAATTTTTATCGACATTTAATATATTATCAACCATTGAATACTTTCTACCAAGTCCAATATCAGTTGGACCTTTGACATATACTCTCAAAGTTGAACTATCAATGTTTGGACTATCAATAATATATCTTTGCTCCTTTGTATTATCAACACGATACACTCTTTGCAGAACAGTTCCTTCATAAACAGTGATTGGATCTACAAATTGTGCGAATGAAGTTCCACCAATATCTCTAACTCTTGAAGATACTATTTCCTCTGGTATTGAAAAACGATAAGTTGTATTTGCAACACTACCTACACAAACTAGTCCAGTACGAAGTGTAAGGAACTTAGGAGTGATATCGTTGGTTGCACCTAAGTTTACATCACCTATATTAATTGTAGCTGTTGCAGCAGTTTTTGAACGGGGTACGTATCCAATATTTCTTGCAAGAGATACAACATTCTCTCTTATTGTTGCAGAGTCTAAAAATGAT